CACCGATACCGCCATCAACTGCACCACCTGAACCGCCTGAACCACCTAAGTTTCCTAAACTACCTATAAGCTGGGATATCATACCCTGCTGTCCAGAGTTCTGGCTTCCAGCTAAACTAGCTAAAGCGTTGTAGTATTGTTGTGACAGATCAGCAGCACCCTGCCTACTCTGTAGCATCCCTTCAAGCCCAGACATATTAGCTTCAGCGTACTGATCAGCAGCAGACCTACGACCTACGTCTGCAAGGGTTGCAACGTTAGTACCACCAGCAAGCATATTCAGAAGCTGATTCTCAGGAGCATAACCAGCACCCATCATTCCAGTTAGAGTCTGTAGCTGTTGCTGCGTCATCGCTCCGGGCTGCATAGAACTAGCAGTACCGTAATCAAACAAACCACCAGCTAAACCTAAGTTACCCTGCTGTAGCTTTTGTTGTGCTCCTGCTGCCCCTATATCTTGTGTCTGTAGGGCCATTAATTGCTGTAGTTGCTGTGCTGACATTTGTTGGTTCTGTAGCGCCCCAGCCATACCCAACTCTGACAACTGTGATGCTCTGGTTTGTTGAGCGCCTTGTAGGTCTGAAGACATACCCGCAAGCTGACTTGCCTGTCCAGATAAACCCAAAGCCTGCTCATAAGCCCTATCTTGTTCTGATCCAGCCTGTTGCATAGCCATTAAGCCAGCTTGATTCTGTGCTTCAGCTTGTGCCTTAGCCATAGCTAACTGTTCGGGAGTACCACCGTATTGAGCTGTCTGAATACCGCCACGACCCTGAGCCTGCAAACGCTCTTCTAAAGCAAGCCGTTGTCTTTCTTCTTCTGGAGTCTGCATAGACCGGAGCTGGTTGTAGATATCCTGTTGTCTTCCAACTTGATTCGTAGAACCTAAACCAGCAGCAGACTGACCAGCCAAACCAGCGTACTGAGAACGTAGAGCTTCAATGTCTTGAGGAGCAGACAGACTTTGTAGACCTTGTTGTCCACCCATTAGGGCTTGCTGTGTTATTCCTTCTAAGCCAGTAGGTTGTCCGTACTGTCCTGCTTGCTGTCCAAACATACCACCTAAAGCATTACGTTGTGCTTGCATTCGGGGGTCTATTTGTCCAACCTGCCCCAGAAAGCCCTGAGATTGCCCGTAAGCCTGATTAGCCATCTGTCCGTACATTGGGTTAGCTGGTTGACCTATCTGTCCTGAGAGGTTACCAGCAGCCCCAAACATGTTGTTCTGTATGGCTTGTTGTTGAGGACTAAGCTGCATACCGAAGCCGCCTTGAGCATCAGTAGTTAGACTACCAGTACCTCCAGTTACGGCAAAGGGTTGAAACTGGGACATAGTAGCAGCAGTACCACCAACTTGAGCAGCACCTGTCTGAGCAGCACTACCAGCATCTAACAGTGCTTGCCTTGATTTCTCAATGCCTGTAATCTGTGCGCCTGTAGACAATAAACTATCAAGAAAACCCATTAGTAAGTACCTCCGGTAATTGTGCCAGCAGTTAGTGTACCAGTAACTGTGACTGTTGCTGCTGTTACCGTACCTGTAAAGGTAGGACTAGCTATGTTGGCTTTGCTGTTGTTGGAGGCTTGAATGTTATCGAACTCAACCCCAAAGTCACTCCCCTTAATAATCTTCAACGGGTTGCCAGTAACTAAAGCATCCTTAGAAGCAAAGTCCGTTGTCTTAGTATAGTTTGACATTTATAACATCCTTCCTATTAGTGCTTGTATATTCATTTCTTGTAGAGAGATGGGGACACCACTTACGGTGACTGTTAATCCTAAAGTAACTACATTGCCACTACCCGAAGGTCTGACTTTCTTTCTGTCTAAAATAATAGAGGCTCCATATTCTGATGTAGATACATTAAATTCCGCTACGTTGAACTCAGCGAGTAAAGAGTTTTTTAGCGTTATGACTTCTTTTGTGTATGCTTGTGTGTAGTCGTAACCCCAGTTAACTGTTACTTGTGTATTCTGACCACCGATGAATGTCAAGTCTAACTCTTTTAGTATCTTTAATCTGGAAGAATCACCAAAGTCAAGAGGATTAGTAAAGTAATTGACTTGATACGTGGCTGTATCGTCTAAGTAGCCTGAGTAAGTATTGATACCATCTGCATTACCCATATAGAGAATGCCGTCAACTGTTCTAGAAAAAGACCGTAAACTTATCCCAGTCCAAACAGTGGCTCGATGGCTTCCATCTTCTAACGGAGTCCTCATATCAAAACAATAAACAACACTAGAAGAAGGAAAAGAAATTAAGTAAAATGCTTCTTCAGGGCTGTATACAGACTTAATACCATTTGTTTGTAGGTTAGCTATGTGGAGTAAATCATTACGTACATTCTTACTGATGTCTCTAACTGGAGAAGACTTCTCTTGAATTACTCTCCCTAAACTACGAACACCTTCATTAGACAGGAAGAACAAATCAGTACCTACATTCTGTATACTGTCTCTGTGTTTACATCCTACGTTGGCTATAGTATCCGACAGAACCATAGTTGCAGGAGACGCGGCTCCCGAATAAATGACAATAGAAGTCTTACCAAAAATAACTAAAAATCCATTGTGTGCGGCTAATCCTATAACTTCGTCGTAACCTGTAGGCCAAACTTTAGATAAACTTAAAGAGCCTGTAGTTCCCCCTGACCACTTAGTTCCATCTAAAAGATCAGACCAATAAATAGTATTGGGATCACCTTCTACATCTGCTACCCAAAGCCTACCGAAAGCAGCTAATACTTCATTTCCTTGTGGAGGTATTCCTGTACCATGATCATGGTCTTCTACTGTGGTTATAACCCCTTCGTGATCTGCATAAACTAAGGGTTCATTTCCTCTTTGAAAGAAGTAACAATGATTAGTAAAGTTAACAATTCTCCATTCATTTCCAACTATAGTTGTTCCTACTGGAGTTACATCTACAAGTGTAGTAGTCCCTGTAAATATTTTATTATTACCTGCTGAAAAAATAGTAGAAACACCATCTTCATTTACAAACTCTGTAATCGTACCTAACCCGTTACTTGTACCTAATATCTCTGGATTGGTAGTTAAAAGTTCACGACCTTTACGTGCGCCTATTCTTCCGTATTGGTCTATCACACAGTTATCAGCAATAGACGCAAAGGACGTATCCAGACTCAAGGGAGAGTCTTGTGTGTTTAGCCCCCTAAAGCCCGGAGCTGATACTGTTATATTCTGTAGAGGAGAAGCCATAACTATATAACCCTAAAGATAAGGTCTTCTGGGTGTCTGTTAGCGTCTAAAGCAATAGCATCCGAAAGGAAACTATCAGCTATTGCAAAGTATTCAGCAGTACTTGTACCACCAGTCTCTCCTCTCTCTCTGGCTGCAAGAGCTACTGCTGCTTGAACAACCGGACGGGATGGAATAATTAATTGATCTGAATCCGCAGATAGATCAGGATTTCTTAAGATACAATTAAAGCGTAAGGCAAAGACAGCGTTTGGAATAGGATAGATGTCAACTAAAGTATCGCCATTAGAATCTACACCATTAAAGCTGTAGTAAGTAGGAGAGCCTGTAGTTGGTGTCTCATTTAAGAATACATTGTTCATCCACGTTGATGGGCGATAAGTCATAAAGTTATTAGACGTATCGTTGATGACATCCAACATCTTTATGTTGTTCTGACTACCAGTCAAAGCGTAGTTAAAGATATCCGTAGATGTCGTTACAGTCAACGTAGTCCTAAGTGCTGACCAATCGTGTGCGTCTTCTACCATACTCTTACTGTCGTTGACGTAGTCTCCAATCATAGCAGAGTAGGAAGTTTCATTTACTGAACCTACCTCCGTTATACGTAGCCGTCTTAGCACAGCGTTTACTAACTCTAAATACGTCATATACCGTAGATCCCTTGTGTCTTATACTGTGGACGATCAAACTGTTTAACTCTTTCTATCGTGTCTAATTCAAAACCTAAGTCAATTGCATCTAAATCTTTCTTAGGCATAAGAGAAGCCCTTTGAGCAGGCTGTCCTCCACTCATCGAAAGACCTAAAGAACCACCGCTTCCACCACCAAAGTTAAAGTTAGGTAGGTTAAAGTTAGGCAGGTTAAAGTTAGGCAGGTTAAAGCTGGGTAGATCAATATCATCTATAAAGTTATCTAGCTGGTTGATAGCGTCGTAGGTGCTCCCTAAGACATCTTCAATAACGTCTACTACAGGCTTAACTGCTTCTCTATTAACTGCACTGCCAGCATCAATAGCAGCCTGTACGGTAGGAGCAACTACAGCTTCATTGACAGCCCGTATACCCTGTTCAACCGGCT